TTCAGAATATGTGTATTTACCAAGCCCTGTTGATCCTAGACTCACTATGGATGACGACGAAACATTACATACGGTGAAACCTGGATTAGATAAGGGATTTAGTACTGTATCTGATATTCGGTTTAGTGAACAAGTCGATATTTTAAAATCTCAAGATAATGGAAGATTTGCAAGTACTACTACAGTTTTTGATATTATGGAAAAGGTGGCGATTAATCAAGCACACGATTATTCATATTCATACCCTGATATTATTCATATGGAAAATTACCGAGTTGAAAACGGCATAGCAGTATATGATGCGGAAGAAAAGGATAATATGACATATCCCGCGAACGTAACTCGTTCTGCGTTGTCTAAACGTTTCTTTCGTCCAGTACACAGAAAAGTTCTTAGCACAAGCAACGACGATTTACTAGATTACACACCAGATAGATGGTTGGGTATGCGGCAAAGTGTTCTCGAAGATATTTCTGGATTACGTATGCACATCACGGTTCCTGGAAGAACTGATGCTGAAGTTGGACAGATTATTAACTTTAAATATCCTAAAGTTGGAGATGGTGGAGATAAATTAGATCCAAAGAACCTATGGGATCCATTCCTTTCTGGTGTTTGGATGATCACTGCTATCCACCATAAAATTACTCCAATCGCGCACAGAATGATTCTTGAAATTGCCAAGGATTCGTTCCATACATCCTTCCAATCAATTGAACGTGCACCAAATCCGAATGCTTCTGCTTCAGATGATCCTGATGCACAAGCAGAACAACAAAACGGTGTATCTCCGTCATCTCCTGGACCAGTTAATAAAGCAGGATGGAAACACCCAACTAATAATGTTGGAACTGTTGGTAGTAAATTCGGACCCAGAAGATCTACTGATGCAAGGGTGTCGAAAATCCATATGGGTATAGATATTATGTGTCCACGGAACACGATAGTTTATGCTGCTAGAGACGGTATAGTCGAACTGACAGGATGGCAAAACAGTATACATAAAGGACCTGACTCTGGTGGTGGGATTCGTGTTAAAATTAATCATGCTGGCGGTTATACAACCTTCTACGGTCATGGTATCGAAGGTTCTATAATGGTCACTCCTGGACAGAAGGTCAAGGCTGGAGCAGCAATTATGAAAGTCAATAGCACGGGAGCTTCGACAGGAAACCATCTACACTTTGAGATTTGGTTTAAAGGTGAAAAAATCAATCCGCTTCCCTATATTTCGTGAGATAAAAAATGACAGATAATTTCTTTTCAAATAATGATTCAAACTTCTATTGGTTCTTCGGATGTGTTGAGGATCGTGATGATCCGATGCGTATTGGTCGAGTGAAAATTAGAATTCTTGGTTATCACACTGATGATAAAGAGCAGTTACCAACCGAAGATCTTCCATGGGCGATGCCAATTATGCCAGCAAACTGTGCCAGTACTTCTGGAATTGGTTGGTCACCGACTGGTCCCGTAGAAGGTACGTGGGCTTTTGGATTCTTTATGGATGGAGCAGAAGGACAGCAACCTGCATTTATGGGGACAATTAACGGGGTTCCTGCGAGTAATGGCAGTGGTGGTAGCGGAGATGGATCTGGTTACTCGCCCACCTCTGGAGGTGCTGATGGCAGTGGTGCTGATTACAGTATTCCACCATCTATTGGTGCTCCCCCAACGAAAACTGGGAATGTTGAACAAGACAACATTGCAGCGTTCTTGTGGACTATTAGAGTCTGTGAAGGCACTTCAGGACCAAATGGTTATAGAACTATGTTTACAGGTAAACTGTTTTCCAGTTTTGCAGATCATCCTAGAATTACAAACAGTGCGATAATACGAGGGACAGAGTCGACCAGAAGAGTGTTCTCAACTGCGGCAGGAGCATATCAATTCTTAGATACAACATGGGATGAAGTGAGAAAAAAACTTAAACTTCCAGATTTTAGTCCTGCAAGTCAAGACAAGGGAGCAGTAGAACTACTGAGGAAGATCGGCGCTTTGGAATTTGTAAAGAAAGGCGATGTAACTCAGGCGACTTTTCGCTCAAGAGGGACGTGGGCAAGTTTGCCTGGAAACAAGAATGATCAAAATGCAAAGAGTTTTGCAGCAGTTAAATCTTATTACGTAGAGGGAGGCGGAACGTTTACAGCGTAACGTAAATATAACAATATGACTTACAAAAATACAATTCTGACTCCTAAGAATGGGAACTTTATCTAATGTTGGGTGTTCTGCGCGATCAAAAATTATCTGGTATTCTGAATAATACCAAGTTAAGTAAGGTTCTTCCTGAAACTGATATCAAGAAATTGATGGGAGCCATCGCACAAGACGTTGGTGGTGGATCGTATTCTACAATTTCAGATACTGGTAAACTTGGCGCATACGCGATGAATCTCGAAGCACTACAAACAGTTGGTGCTGTTGCCCCTAATGCTGTAGAAAAAACATTAGAGAATATCAAAAAGAATATTCCAGGTATTTCAATACTAACAAAGAAAACTTGGATCAGAGCGCAAGCATCAGATTCAACTAAAAAGTTTGGTCTCGGCGGATTGATTGGTAAAAACCTCGGTAAAAACTTTGCTCTTGATGCTCTCAATAAATTGGGTCTTCCTATTCCAACAAAAATTGGCAACGTTGGTAATAATTTAAACTTCGCTGCTCTCGCCGATCCAAAAATTTGGACTACAAAAATTGGTAGTGCTGCAGCGACCGCAAACAAAGTTGTGAACGAGGCAAATGGTTCTGTTAAGTCAGCAACCTCTCTCGTTAAAAACACTCTTTCTAAAGAAGTGTCTGGTCTTACAACTAAGATCGCATTGACGTCATCAGCATCGGGTGATAGTGAAGTAATAAGAACTACCAATAAAATGGTTAAGACCATAACAAAAACACTTACCACGTCTGCTGTAAAATCTTCTACTGCCTTAATTACCAATTCAGTTAAACTTCCATCCTTGACTAAAAATGCATTTGAGAAAGTTTCCACAGAGATTGACAGAAAAACATCTGCTACGAATGAAGCAATTGATGTTTCCTTTGATCCATTCAGAAGAGCACCCACTCCTGAAGGATTAAAAACTGCAGTTTCTACAATAATTTCTTTGGTTGATACGCATGAAAAAGAAATCACAAAAATTATCGATGATGCTCACATCGAACAGAGTACTAATCTTGGCGGAGGTGGAGGTGGATTCCTAAATGATCCATCCGCACAAAACAACGCAATGGTTTCACTGCTCGATCGAAATATTAAATCCCTTCTTTCTGCCAAAGCAATTTCATTGGACTCTCCTAAAGATGTTATTCTGGGAATGTTGTCAGTTGCTAATGGACAAGGAATCGACACTGCGATTAAGTTTGCCAATGGTTTAATTAAAACCAGTTCTAATGGAAAAACTTCTAAGGATTACTTTGGAGTTGGATTCTCAGCAAACAAATTATTAGATGATTTACTACAAACGAAACCTGGATCTCCAACAATCGCTGCCGCGAATCCTGCTGAATTGTTGCCAGCGAAATCAACTATTGCCAATCTACCCACCAACGAAGAATTGCGAAATAGTAATCCTCGCGTTGGATTTAACGATCCAAATAATGTTTATCCTAAAAAGGAATATCTTGAAGCAGGTAATGGCGACGTCAATGCCCTTGCTGTTGGGATAAATCCAGGAGAAGCGAAGGCACTCCCACAGGAGCAGACAATCCATGGTCAACATGATGCGCAAAGAACTACTTCGAAACCTGTTGCTGGTCGAACGGGGGAATCTGTTTCTCAACCCCCATCCGCATTTGCTGCGCAGTATCCATATAACCATGCTTACCAGAGTGAATCTGGACACACGATGGAATTCGATGATACGCCAAATGCAGAACGTGTTTCTCTGAACCACAATTCAGGCACATTTCTAGAAATGCGTCCCGACGGACAAGTAAATAAAATTGTTGGTGACGGTTATACGATTATTGATCGCAATGGTGTTATTACAATTGAGGGTAAAGCAAATGTTCACGTTGGTGGTACTTGTAATATCTACGTAGCAAACGACTGTAATCTTACCGTTGGTGGTAATACAAACATTGACACGCACGGCAATGTCGACTGGAAAGTCGGCGGTAATATGAACCTTGCTATTGAGGGAACCTTTGCAACTCGTGTCGATGGTGATTATTCGATGGATGTAAGTGGTGATATTGATTCAGCAACTTCTAAGTCATATAGACTTGGTTCTGCAACAAGCGTTGACATTCTATCGAATGGTAAAATAAATGTCGATGCGTCCTCTGATATTAACATCAAGTCTGACGCGAAGACTAACGTTTACGGCGCAGAGACAAACATCAAGGCATCTGGTAAAACAAATATCCAAGCAGGTTCTACTATGAACGTTAAGGGTGGTGGTGCTACCAACATCGATGGTGCGGTCATCACAGTCAATCCTGGAAGTGCAGGTTCTGCGGTAACAGCATCTGATGGCACTCCTCCTGATATTACTATCGTCGCAGATCCAGTTTCGCCGATGAATCCAAGCGAACCAGAATTCGTTGGTGGCACTGGTGGAGTTTCTGCTCAAGATTTGCGGGATATGGATCTCGACGGTGAAGATGGTGTTGCAGATCCAAACGCCATTGAACCTGGAGCGACTCCTGGTGAAGAAGGATCTAGTAGTCCAGTAAGCGGAAAGGTTGCACCCACTGCATGTAATGTTACCAAGTCTGGTGTGAAACTTCCAGATATCAATATTTCAAATGGTATCAATTATGGTATGAAGATCTCTGATAACTTTACTTTGAAAGATGTAATGGTAAATGGTAAACTTAGAGACTATGGTGGATTTAGCAAGAGAGATATGATTGTCAATATGCGATGTTTGGCAGTAAACTGCTTGGATCCAATCAAAACCAAGTTTCCTGGAATGTTCCTTTCTTCGGGATTCAGACATTATATTCCAGACGGTGGTTCTACGACCTCGCAGCATATGCTCGGACAGGCAGTAGACATGCAATTCAGAGGTGCGAAAAAGTCTCAATATCACGATGAGTTTGTGCAATGGATTATTAAAAACGTTCCTTACGATCAATGTCTACTGGAATATTCTCTTAGAGGAACTGCATGGATTCATATCTCGTTTAAAGAAAAGGGTAACAGATACCAACACTTCACAATGTATAATCATAGTCGCGTTTCACAAAATGGATCGTTTAAAAAATACTAAAAGGTATATAAATAAGTGTTATGAAGATAGTCAGAATATACAAGGATTTAGATCTTTCTTTTACTCCGCATCCTGGAACGGGTGACGTGGGGATGAAGTTTGACATCAATTCAGTCAAGCAATCACTTAGAATACTGTTGTTGACTGCCAACGGTGAAAGACCGTTCAACTATCTTGTTGGTTCGCCGATTCATAAGATGTTGTTTGAACCTATAGATATGATTACTGCGAATATGTTAGAATCGCAAATAACACTTTTAATCAAACAGTTTGAGACTAGATGCAAACTCGAATTGGTTGAGGTATCTCCAAATTTCGACCTCAATCAATATGATATAACCATCAGATTTTATGTAGTTGGTACTTCTGGACCAGTTACCTATTCAACATTCTTAAAGAGAGCTCGCTAAATGGCAGAACTTAGAGTAACAGAACTTGATTTTGTGGCAATCAAACAAAACCTGAAAGAATATCTTGCTTCTCAGGACCAATTTTCAGATTATAATTTTGAGGGATCTGCTATGTCAGTTCTCCTTGATGTTCTTGCGTATAATACGCATTATAATGCTACGCTCGCGCACCTTCTTGCGAATGAGATGTTTCTTGACAGTGCACTAAAGAGATCTTCTGTTGTATCCATTGCAAAGTCAATGGGATACTTACCTAATTCTCAGCACAGCGCAAGAGCAGTAGTTGATCTTGAAATAACTGCTGTTGCAAACTATGCTCCAGATTTTCTTACTTTATCTAAGAATGCTTCCTTTACTGCTACTGGAATTCCTACAAATTTATCTCCATCTGGTATATACTCATTTAGACCAGATGACGATTATACTGTTAGTGTATATAATCAAATTGGATCAAGCAAAACATTTCTATTTAGTGATGTTAACCTTATTGAAGGTAACAGAGTTGCAAACACATTTCTTGTAGATACAACAACTCTCTCTGGTCCATTCACCATTCCAAATAGAAATGTTGATATTACAACAGTCAAAGTTTTAGTTCAAAATTCAAGCGGTGATCAAACCATTACATCGTTTAATTATTCAGACACATACCTTAATGTCGAAAACGATAGTAATGTTTTTTGGATCGAACTAGACTATGATGGTCTTTACCAAATTGTGTTTGGTGATAATATTTTGGGTAAACAATTAGAATTTGGCAACATTGTTACTGTAGAATATTTTGTTGGTTCTGCTGATGGTGCAAATAATCTATCAAATTTTTCAATGAATACTACTCTTACTGGGTCAACAGAAACCAAAACACTAACGACGGTAACACGTGCTTCTGGTGGATCACAAGCAGAGAGTGTTGATAGTATTAAATTTCATGCTCCTAAATTCAATACAACTAG